ACCCTAAACACAGATACAGGTCTATTTAGCACTAATAATGCTTATAGCGGTATTGCTAAAGCATGGGTAAGTTTTAATGGAACTTCAGGTTCTCCAACAATTTATTCTTCTTTTAATGTTTCTTCTGTAACAAAAAGCGGAACAGGAACTTATATTGCTAACTTTGCAACCGCTTTTTCAGACACCAACTGGTCATGTGTTATTGGTGGTCAAAAATTTGATTCAACCAATGATGTAAATACCTCTTTTAGCATGGGAACTTTATCTTTAACAAACACTACATCAACTTGTTATATGTGTGGTGGTGATGCCCATGGAAATTTAAAAGATTACACAATTATGTCTGGAACTTGGTTTCATAATTAAAGGATAAATCATGGCAGGAACAATCTACCTAGTCACCAATAATCTGAACGGCAAGCAATATGTCGGTCAGACTATTGTTGCTGGCAATAAGGTAGGTCATGGAACGCTAATGACAAGGGCATACCGCAAGCATGGTAAAGAGAACTTTGACTATATGCCAATCTGTACTGGGTTAAACAATAAAGCTATTCTTAACTTTGCAGAACGATTTTGGATTACTGTTATGAATAGCCGTATTCCTAATGGCTATAATATTGAGTTTGGCGGGTCAAGAAAGGGTGATTTAGCCCCTGAAACGATTGCCAAGATGAAGGTAGCTCAACTAGGATGGAAAAGGTCACCTGAAGCCGTTGCTAAGGTCGTAAAGGCATTGAAGAATCGTTCACCAGAAGTGAAGCAAAGTTGTGGTGCAAAATTAAAAGGTCGCAAACGCCCTGCACACATTGGTGAAGCTGTAAAACTAGCCCATACTGGCAAAGTAGTATCAGAAGAAACTAAAGCCAAACTATCGGCTTTTAATAAAGGAAAAATCGTGTCCGAACAAACAAGATTAAAACTATCCCTAGCTGCTAAAAAGCAATGGGCAAAGATTAAAGGAGAAGCATAATGGCGGGGACTCTTGTAGCCGACACCTTGCAAGATGGTGCTGGTAATAGCACAGCAATGGATAATGCCATTTATGGTAGTTGCAAAGCATGGGTAAATTTTAATGGAACAGGTGGAACTATTAGAGCTTCTTATAATGTTAGCTCTGTTACAGTAAATTCAACTGGTAACTTTTCAGTAAATTTTACAAATGCTTTATCTAATGCAAATTATTGTCCTAATATTAGCTTTGGAACAAATGCTGGAGCAAATTCTTATGGTTATATGGGGCATTATTCCACTTCAACAACAGTATATCGTTTTATAACGGCAGATTCTGGAACAGCCGCTTTTAATCCAGTAATGGTAACTGCCGCAATATTTAGTAATTAATTAAGGAAAAATAATGTCACAAGTAATCATTCATGCAAACTCCAATGGTGGAGTATCTGTAACAGTCCCAACAGGCGAAATCAGTATTCAAGCTGTTAAGGAAAAAGATACTCCTGAAGGCTCAATCATCGTTGATGACAGCACTTTGCCACAAGGCGCAGATGCTCAATTCTTTGATGCTTGGGAATTGTCAGGCTCTACAGTCACAGTAAACTTTGAAAAAGCTAAAACAATCAAGCTGGCACAATTTAATGCTAAAGCTGTAGAAGAAGCCCAGAAGCGACAACTCAATACTTTGGCTGGTATTCCTAATGCTGTTAGCGATGCAGACTTTATTGCTAGTTTAACTGCTGGTCGTGCTTCTATTGCTAGTGCAACAACTACTGCCGAATTAGTGGCTATTTAAGGACAGATTATGTCAGTATCTTTATATGGTAGTGGTAATACTGTAATTCAAGTAGTTAATTCCACTTTTACTACTATTCAATCTACTACAAGCTCTACACCAGTATCTACAACTTTAAGTGCAACTATTACCCCACAATCCACTACAAGTAAAATTTACATTTCTGTTAGTAGTGTAGGGGGTCAAAGCTCTAGTGGTCGTGCCGCAAGATTTTATATTTATAGAGGTGCAACACAATTAACAACCACAGAATGTGATGATGGAGCAAGCACTTTATATTTTCCTATTTGCATGACTTGGCTAGATTCACCATCAACAACATCTGCAACAACTTATACAATTTATTTTGCAACCGATGGTGTTGGCACTAATTATTTTGGACAAGCAAATTCACCATCTACAATTACACTAATGGAGATTGCATATGCTTAATATTCATGATGCTATTTATGCTTTAAATCCATTAATTATTACTATTTGTGGTGATGTTGCTTATGATAAAGATGAGCAAGTAGTTCAATATGACATGGCTCAAGCTGAAGCAAAATTAGTAGAACTTGAAGCCGCAGAAACAGCTAAAGAACAAGCCGCTAAAGATGCAAAGGCTTCTGCACTAGTTAAACTAACTGCACTTGGTTTAACTGCTGATGAAGTAAAAGCACTATTAGGAGCTTAATATGAATTTTACATTTACATGGATTATGGACAAGTTAGGTTATATGCCTAAACCTGCCATTAAAATTGACTTTCAAGAATGGCCTTTTCCATTAGTCAAAAAAGAAGCCACCAAAAAAGTAGCCAAGAAAACTGTTAAAATACCAAAAGCGACTACTCGCAAACCCAAAACCAAGTGAGTGAGTTATGTCGTTTGAAATTGACCCTGTTAGATATGGACAGCTTTGGGAAAAAGTTGATTCATTAACTACAAAAGTAGATAAGCTAGAAGCTGGCATGGAAGAATTGCTGGCTTTAGCTAACAAAGGTCGAGGCGGTTTCTGGGTTGGCATGGCTGTCGTTTCCGCATTTTCCACATTTATAGGGTTTGTAACGCACTATTTCATGGGTAAATGATGTGTCAGACCCATTTGGCATATCGCATGGCATAAAAGGCGTTTCTAGCGCCTTAAATGAGGCTAGAAAGGCTACAAAAAGCCTCACCCATAGCATAGAAGCTACCCAGCAAGACGCAACGGATGTAGCCCTTTTAAAAGCCCAAGAAAGAGTCAGGGCGCAAAGGGAAGCGGAATTTAAAAAACAAACCGCAATCATAAAAGCCCTAAACGAATATAATAAGAGAAAGCTCATTTCTGACCAAGAAGCCAAGCTAAAAATTGACTTTGTTAAAAAGTATGGTGGGCGTGAATGGGAGTCTTTATTAAAAATAAAGAATGAAATTGAGGCTTTTGAGAAACAAAATATTGCCGAATTTGAGCATGACTTAAAAGCGGTGCGTAGGGTGCAATTTTATTGCTGGTTAGTAGCTGGCTTTATTGCATGGTATTTAACTTGGGGTATTAAATGAAAGAAATGCTTACACATATATTGACAGGCAAAGACAATCAAACCCATGACATAGCTCGTTGGGCGTGGTTTGGCGGCTTTTTTTTGGTTTCTTGTACCGCCCTATACCAAATATACCTAGGACACGCTATAAGCCTCACAGAGATTGCTGGAGCGCTTGGAATTGTGTCTGGTAGTGGCGCTGCTTCTGTAGCTGGCAAACAAATGGCTGGCGCTGAACCAGAGGCTCAATAATGGGCTTTTTACTCAATTTGTTAGGCGGTACAAGTGGACAAGTCTACATTTATTTGGCTTTGGTTTTTGGTGGTTTTGGTGCTGGGTTTTATGTCGAGCATTTACGATATGCTGAATATAAAACTGAGGTTGTGGCAGCAGGAGAAAGACAGATTGCAGAGAACAAAGCTAAGGCAAAAGAACAGGAGATAATTAATGAAAATGTTGCCAAAACTTACCAAGATAACATCAATAACATCCATAGTTTTTATGGCAGGATGCTCGACCCCAGTAGCGGTGCAATGTCCGCCAATGGCACAGCCACCATCACAATTAATGGTCAAACCCATAACTTATTATCTGTTGCCGAGCAATGCGCCCAAACAACCCAGCAACTAGAATCTTTACAAGATTGGATAAACCAACAAGTAGGCTTAAATGACAAATGAACAACTAACAGCATTAGGTATTGACGCTAAATGGCTAGAACCTTTAAATGCAACCTTTGATAAATACGAAATTAATACACCAAAGCGCCAGGCTGCCTTTATTGGACAATGCCAGCATGAGTCTAATAACTTTAAAACTCTAGAAGAGAATCTTCACTATTCCGCTGCTGCTTTAATGAGAGTTTGGCCCAGCCGTTTCCCTGATATGGATACTGCTGAAAAGTATGAAAACAATCCTGAAAAGATAGCTAATAAGGTTTATGGCGGTAGAGCAGATTTAGGCAATACCCAAGATGGGGATGGATGGAAATTTCATGGACGAGGAATTATTCAACTTACTGGTCGTAGCAACTACACTGTATGTGGTGATGCAATTAATCGTCCACTAACCGATACACCTGAATTACTACTACAGCCTGAAAATGCTGTTATGTCCGCTGGCTGGTTTTGGAATAAAAAGGGCCTAAATGCACTTGCCGATGCCGAAGATTACACAACAATGACAAAACGTATCAATGGTGGCACACTAGGTATAGATCACCGTATTTCCGCAATTCACAAAGCAATGGATATTTTAGGAGCATAAAATGAAAGCAGACAATTTTAAGATTACAGGCGCTGCAAGCGCTGGAAAAATTAAAGGCCACTATGTGGTAGAGCGAGAGCATGAAAAGGCCACAGAGCATGAATTAAAGCGTTTGGAAG